TTATTTAGTCGTAATCAAGCCGTCTGGCTCAATTTTAAATTCTGGCTTATCTGCCAGTGTTCCGTCTGCCTTGAGGTAGTACCAGCCTGTCTTATCAGCTGATTGGACAAATGAGTTAGATACCATGTTTCCATTCTTACTATCAAGGTAGTACCAAGTCAGCTTGTGCTTAATCCAGCCAGTAACCATCTTACCGTCTTCATCGAAGTAATACCAAGCATTATTGATACGAGCCCAGCCAGTGGCCATAGATCCTAAATCCGTGAACCAGTACCAAGCGTCCTTGTAGTTCAACCAGGTACTACGTTTCATGAATCCTTTTTCGTCGAAATAGTACCAAGCGTCATTGATCTTCTCCCATTTATCGGTTGGGTATGAGCCGTCTTCGCGAACCCACCACCAACCATATTGGTTCTGTTGCCAGCCAGTTTCAACCTCTTCAGGCGGCACGATATACCCAACGATTTCACTTACAGAACGCTCGTTATAACGACAAGGGCCACCTACTTCTAAATAGTCCCAATTGCCATCGATATTCTGCTCAATCGTCTTAATGGTATATCCGTCTGAGTCTTCATAGACAAGGCCAGTATGCCCGTAGTTGACGCCGTCACCAGCTACGTAGGATTTCACGAAGAACCAACCAGCCTTTGGATAGTCAGCGTCATACACGACTTTCAGGCCTTGAGAACGTGCTGACTCAAGTAAGTCATAAGCGTTGCCCCAAAGCGTCACACCGTACCAATGACGTAACCCATAACAAGGTACGTCAGCGCACTGAAAGCCATAAGCTCCATCATTGTCCACTCCATCGTCAGCGTTGACCTTGTCGATGAAGAATTGAATCATTTCTTGTTTTTTAGACATACCTACTCCTCACTTGGTTTCTTGTATTCTAGCGCTCGTGTGCTGTCTGTGATTCCGCTAGTCGTCGGGTCATTGACCAGACCGATAGCAGTCAAGAACACGAATACTGCATTGACAAGCAAAATCAGCTTGTTACCGATATCACCCAAATCTAGGTGATATCCAAAGACTGCTGCACCAGCTTGCAAGACAAGCAAGAAGGCTGGGATTGCAGTCAGCCAAAAGAATTTATTTTTTAGTCGTAATTTCCAGTTAATCATATTATTTTCCTCTCTAATCATATTCTAAGAATGGACGCATCTTGTCCAAAATGACCGGATACATCTTCTTATTTCCTTCTGCGGTAGGATGTAGACCGTCTCCAATGAAACGATTTCTGACACTCTCTAAGACAGGATTTAAACCTGACTTATTATGCAGATCAACGCAAGGGATAGCGTACATTTCAGATACTTCTTTTACCGCTCGAACATAGTCTTGCAACAGGTTTCCTTTGTTATTTGGTGTTGTCTGAGCATTCACCCAAGTCGTACCACCACCTCTAAAATATCGTTTCAGAGGTGTCATTGTCATCACTTTCGCATTTGGACGATTGACAGCAAGCCATTCAAGAATGTACTTGTATGCTCCATAAAACGAACTTGTCCCTGTATCTATAATGCTTCCTAAAGTTGCATTATTCCCCCAGTCATTCGTTCCTCCAAAGATAACTACAATGTCCGCATCAGCTGGTATTGTATCGAGTCTGTTTACAAACGGCTTCAATCTATCTGTCACATAACTTGAAGTACAGACAGATGTTCCGCCAATTCCTAAATTCGTGACGATGCTATTAATACCGTTGCTTTTGCACCAAGTGTCAATGTAGCGGTGCCATTGCCAACCTCCAGCGTTAACACCTTCAGTAATCGAATCACCCAAACAAGCAATTTTTTTGGTCTTTGTCGTTTTACTAAAAGTATTGATGTAGTAATTACCAGCATTGTTGTCGTAATATCCAAGTAATACATCATTAGTCGTGTTAACCTCGCCTCCAACAATTCGTTTTTGAGCCTTGTTAAACACGATAAATCCTGCACTACCATTAATAGAAACCTCTTGAGCCTCACACCAATAATTGGACTTCCCGATTTTTACATTGCATTTTGGGAAAGATAATTTCTTTAAGCTCTTGTTGTATACGATATTCCCGTTCGGAATATAGATGACTGTATTGCTATAAGTAGCTATTTCTTCAGTACCGAGACCACCACTTCCTGAGCTTGGACGGCTTTCAAGAGTTGAAATCCTTTGTTTCAATTCAGTGTCGTTGTAAGGTGTTGGTAAAAATCTCGCACCAATTCCTTGAACAGAGACATTAGTCCCATTAACTGCTGTCACCTTCCAAATTCCTCGGTTAGCACCTGTAGCTCCACTCCAGTAATCTTCAATGATATCTCCGACCTTAACACTGTCAGGATTCATTAGGTCTGCGGTAGTAATCGTTGCAGTTGCACCTACACCGCCACTTGGGATATCCCCTTTAGCAAACCGAAAAACTGGCGTTTCAGATTTCTTAGCATACTCTTCAAGCGATTGATGTTCTGTCAGATAATGCTTGCCGTCTAATTCTTCATGTGTGACAATCTGAGAATAATCTATCTCAGTTGCCTCATGAAGCTCTTCTTTAGTTGCGTAACGCGTCTTGATATCCTTGATATCCTTACCGATTTCCGTTGCTAGATTTTCAAGGTTATTCATAGATATCACGCTTTCGCTGCGTTGTAAGTTGCTACCAAGTCAACATTGGCAATCTGGTCTACACGTCCGCTGACTTCGGTTACTTTGCCGAGAAGAGCACCATTTTCGTCTTGCCCCATATTTGTGATTTTGTCCGCAATTTCTTTCAGCGTATCAAGATTCTCAGGCGTTCCTTCACCCAAGATTTCAGCCTTAACTTCCGTTTTAGCTTGAGTGACTGCCTGAGAGATAGCTTGCGTCATTGCTGTAGTACTAACCTTGGTTTTTAATTCTTCGTTAACTCGTTTGTTATCCTCTCCCAATGTGCGGGCAAATTCTGTTAATTTTGTAGTTTCCATTTTTTTCTATACCTTCCCCAAGTTGTAAAAAAAGAGTAGATCTGGGAATTCCGGACATACTCCACCATCTGTTACTGTTTTTTCTGAAAGTTGTTTCTCAACTTCCTTTGCGATATCCAGCTCCTTAAGAGCATGGACTTCCTCTGTGACCAATTCTTTATCTGAAGCCACTATCTTGATGTGGGTTTCTTTGTCACTTGGGAAAATATACCCACCAGCGCTAATCTCTAAGCGGTATTTCCCGATTGGTAAGATAGTGTCCAGGTTAAAAATCACGCCTGAGTTTGTGACAGTTACGCTCTTCTTCCATTGGTACTTGCCCATTGTCAGACTAACGACCGCCACCTCCCCTTCTAGAGAGGGGACGGCTCGATAATCTTCGTCTAGGAGGACAAATCCAAAGGTAGAAGCCACATCACCTTGTTTTATGAGGTAACCGCCATCCACTTGTGCGAGATTGGTCGTATTGAGATTACAGACCATTCTGCGCCCCTTTCTAATCATCTATTAAGATGCCTTCTTTGATATCCAATTTTTCAAAATCGCTGAATAAACGGTCTATGTAGCCATTACCTCCTAGAGTTTTATAGCTTTTATGCATACTTTCTACTAGGGAAAATTCATCTCTAGAGGTATATCCTCTGTTAATAGCCTGTCGCATATCACGACCAAGGCGCAACTTCATCGTATTTAGATGCGCCTCATCGTGAATTTTTAATTTTTCTTGCACTTCGTCGATTTTGGAATTGCTATCTTTAGCGGTAGTCTGGACATCTTCAATCTGTTTCTTGACATCGGTTAGTTCCGAGACAATTTTATCTGTTTCTTCTTTGGCTTTTTTCGGTAACCGATAGCTTATCCAAGCAATGATTGTTGGAGTTAGCACTGGCATTACGCTAGTGAAAAAGTGTTCTATTTTCTCAAAGACATCCATAAACACCTCGCTAGTTCGCCAAATTGCTCAAGCCAAGGCGTTCCAATTCTTTACGCACACGATCTCGGAAACGTTTGTTGACAAATGAAAAGTCAATCGCTCCACGTTTCAATAGATTGATGTACATATCGATTTTAGCTTGGTCTAATGTAATTTTACTCATTGTTGCTACCTCCATTGTTTTCACTAGTGCTCGCTTCGCTTGTCGGTGTAGGAATTTCATGTTCTGTCTCGCTTTCTGTTGGTTGTTCTACTGCTGGTGCAGGTTGGATACGTGGTTCTGCTGCTGGTTGTTCAGTAGTTGGTTGCGCTGGAACTGGTGCTGGTTCAGATACGACCACGTTGGGAACTCCGTTTGTAGCCACTTCTGTAGCTGGTTGGGGTTCTGGTTGAACCGGTGGAGTTACTGGAGCAGGTTCAACAGAGTGTGTTTCTGGCTCGGCAACATGAGGTGTTTCTTCATGTCCCTCTGCTTCATCCTCATGCTCATGATCGATACCATTGTGTTTCTCAAGCACTTCCAAGCGTGCAAAGATTTCCTCGATATCATCAGTATTATGCAAGCTGACCTTCTGCATACCTTCCATAAGCTGGTTGGCTTGTTCAAGTGCTGCAGTCGTTTTAGCCAATTGTTCTTGGTTCTTAACGATAGCACTAGTTGGGTCAAGTTCAGTTCGTAGAATCTCTTTGACTGCTTCAATGAGCGTTTCGTCCGTATCACCCAAGTGGTCACCCTCCAACTCACGAGTGAAGAAAGTAAACGGCTTGTCACATTGAATAGAGACTTCCGTCTTGCCAACTCTAAAAAATTTATTTACTAATACAAATTCCATGTTTAATTACCTCTTTCCCTTTTTAGAATAAAATTGAAAACGATTATTACGATTAGACAAAAAATAATTTTTATCTGCCTGATTGTAAAACTCTAAAGTAACTTTGTAGTAAGACCTGCTGTTCCAGCTGTCGGTATAAATTTCCGCTGTCGCTGACTTGATTAATATTGTTCGACCTGCAGTGATTAACTTACCATTGCCCCAACGACCTGTATTTCTATATTCATTCCGTTCCACTACCAAAGAAACAGTCAGTTCTCCGCCACCACTAATCGAAATTTCTTCTGAGACGTCTATTTGTTTTACAAACATCGACTTCTCCCAAACCAATCTTGAACCAACATATCGTTCTACAATCTCATGTCCTCCGACATAGATTCCTTCTCTTGTAGCCATAGCATCACCTACTCATACACATCATAGATTGTGTTGGGGTCTTTTGTGCTGATTGCATTATATTGTGTTTTAGACCCATACCAGTACTTCATTTGCTGATTTCCGTTCTGGTTAATCAGTTTGTGGGCTACGTTTTCAGACGGTAAGCTTGGGATATTTAAAGCTAACCTGTTTACTCGCAAAACACCCGAACTATCGACTGTAATCGTTGAGTTATCAGGTCGCACCACACCAGCCTGCCCACTAGTCGCAGTCTTGGCTTTCATCACACCATTTGAAACCTCTGTTGTCTGATTATCTGGCCTGACAATCCCGTTCGAACTCGACGTAGCTACTGATACATTGCTACTGATTCCATTCTTTAATGTCTGCACAGACACTTTTTTCAACCCACGGCCATCATGAATCATGATGTTGTCCGAGTTGTTAACCTGACTAGCCTGTGGCAAATCAGTTACTTTTCGCGTCTGTGTACTAATTACTGCCATATTATACCTCCATAATGTATTTCCAATCTGCAACAATCACATGACCGTTTTCATCAGCAAGCAAGGTATGTTCTGTACCGTCTTCTGTACGGATTGGAGCAGTGAAGTCGTTCTGCAAGAACATATACTCGATAGCATTTAGTCTATCTTCGTGTTCCTGGAACTCAAGCTTCAAAGCCTCTACTGACTCATAACTTGCTTGTCTGACGTTGTCTACGTTACCTAACCCAACCTGTTGCTTAGTCACATTATGCGGATTGTTGTGATTGTTTAAGTGATTTTGAAAATCTTGCTTACTTGCTTGCTCAACATTCGTAACATTCCCTAGCCCCACTTGTTGTTTAGTGACACCGTGTGGGTTGTTTCGGTTGTTGATGTGACCAGTTAGGTCAACCTTCTCAGCCTTGCTTCTAGTGACCTCGTCGATCTTTTCGGGAAGACCGTCGATGTCTGCAACCTTGTGCCTGTGACTTGAATCAGCTTTGTTTTCCCATCGTTGCGCATCTTCAACGCCGATGATATCTCTTGACCTCCAGATTTTAGCCATCTGTTAGCACCTCCAGTCTATATTTGAATCGTGTTGTTGTTTCAATAGGAACGTATACATCAATGACAGACTGAGGTACGTTTGAACTGTCTAGCAACTCAATCTTATTGATTTCTCTGATTGAGTCTGGGATCAAGAAATCAATCAACACAAAACGCTGCTCTCGTCGCTTCTGTATCGTCACAATTTGATTATTGTTCAACCTTGCTTTGTTTATTTTAGCTAGTACGGTTTCTGTAACTGTATTTAGTAACGCTTCTTTAATCATTGAATAAAACCTCCTCTTATGGTCCTTCATACTCAAAAGGTGTCACACCTACAACTGCATAACCTGCTCTAGCGAAATCTACTGATGTCTTGAATAACCGTTCTTTCATCTTGACTCGTTCTGTCACTGTCGGGATATGTGTATACCCCATATTTGCTGGTTTGATTGCATTGACAAAGATAACTGACTCTCTAAAAAGTCCACTCGTTTCTGCTCCAGACTCAATCAGTAAGACCTGATTAGCGAAATCTACTGAAGCCTTGTACTTTCCTTTTCCGAAAAGCTCGTCTAATTTGCGAATTAAAAACCACCATGAAAATGGTGGTCTCATATTGATCCGCAACAAAACACGCTCTCTTCTCCACTCCAACGTATCGTCAGCGTGTGCAACAATGCCATAGACTTCCTCAAATTTCGTTAAGGTAGGGATATCACAGAGCATAATGAACTGATTCTTGATGAACTGTTCTAATGAGATAGTACCGTCTTTAAACAGAGCATTTTCAACCCGAACCAGTTCTTTCATATCTTTGACGCCCTCGTAGTAATCTGGAACGTATTCAGATAAGTTTACTTCTTTTACCATTAAACCGTCCTCACTGTTCCTTTATACGGCAATTGTTGTAATTGTCCTGTAAAAACAAGCGCTAAATCAGCCTCGCGGTTATTCAATTTCATCTTATCAACGTTTGCAACACCGTTTATGGTCAGTAGTCTGGCCATTAACTGCGAGCGATAGATTTTCATACTGTAGGTATTGACATCTGAGTATTGCGCCCAGTTCTTTCTCAAATCCAAGAAATACTGGTCTAGAGCCTTGTCTACCAGTTCTTTTACTTGATTTAGCTGATATCCTGTCATCAACTCAAGTTTAAACTCAATATCAATTGGGAAGCGTGTCGCAGTCGTAACCGTCACACGATGATTGATAGGAGCAAGTCCAACGCCTTTTCCAGTATATTCTAGTGGATCCAGAACATTTTGCACCTTCTTGATTGTCTCGGTAGATGCCAAGTTTAAGTCGTTGTCTAAAACAACGACTTTAACCGTTCCTGAGCCATTCCAAACTGGATAGACCTGAACTGCGCCAACACCGTCAATTTCCCGGACACGCTGAACGTACTCAATGAAGTTACCGCCAAAAGGTTTCTCATTGACGTAAATCAAGAAACGCTTCCGCAATTCATCGTCAGTTTCTTCATCTTGCCCAGATGTGACGATTTCCCCTAAGACTGCAGTAGCTAGGTTTCTGTAGTTTTCCAAGGGCAAGATATTACCATAGTAGCGATTTCCGACAACACCAGTCGTCTCACACTCTACTTCATACTTGCCAGCTACATTAGTTGCACGAACTACCTTGTAGATGAGTGCAGCATCGTCAATTGTCGCAAAACGAGAACCTAAAGCGATTTGTACGCCTTCTTTTCTCTCGTTTTTAAACTCCGCAAAGCGTACCGCTTTTTTTGACGGATAACGATGTAGACCGAACTCTTCCACTTTGTAGTCTAGGTATTGGCCAATAGCAGTCTGTGGAAATGTATCTAGCAGTAGATTTTTCAACCGCAAATAAAAACCAGCTAACTCGTAACAAGCAGGCGCCAATGCGTCATAGATGATAGAGCCTTCCCGTGTATCAATATTTTCATTGACGCGAGAAAGAGCGTCATTCATCAGATAATCAAACGTGTATTTTTCTAAGAAATCACCTATCATTAATCAGCGTCACCTCCTTTTCAACTTTAAATAAACCGGATATAGTATGAACTTCAAAGATACAAAGCAAGCTGTCCTTGGTTTGCTGCTCGATGAAGAAATTTTGAACACTTTTAATTCTTGTATCAACTAACAAGGCTTGAGAAATTGTTCTCTCAAGGTCTGCTTTTACAAAATCATAAGGCTTTCCAATCAAGCGATCCAATTCTACTCCGTAGTTCGAAGAGTAAATAACCCACTCAAACCGTTCTGTAAGTAAAATCTTTTCAACAGCTTGCCTCATGGCTTCTAAGCCATCAATATATCCGTGTATTCTGCCATTTTTCACTTGATAAGTGTAGGATGGCAAAACAACTTCTTCAATGTTTCGTATATCTACCATCTTCACTCCATCCTTTGTAAAACGTAGTATAATTGCCCGTTCTGGGCTTTAATCATTAAGACTTTGTCTCCTGCTTCAAGATCACGAAAAACAATCCATCTCTTGTTGTCCCCTTCAGTATCTCCAGTACGCAGTTCTTTAACCATCGGACTTAGAACTAAAAAGGACTCAGGGATTTCAAGTTTATTATTAACCTTGATTGTTAAAGGAGAAACAGATGTGACAGAGCCAAAAACAATATCTGTTCTGTCTGTCCCATCATCTACTCCTTGCGCCAAAAGGCGTGCTAATAACTCTCCTGCCATTATTCCAGCGTCCTCAATTCTAAATCCATTGTATGCACCTTGTCCCACTTGTGGGTACATTTAGAGATGATGCCAAGACTGTTCTTCTTAATCCCTTCAGACTCTAAATCTGCAAAATCCAGCACAACACTGTTGCCTGCACTGATTCCAAGATGTCCAAGGCAAGGGACTTTAAAAGTCTTTTTAGGATGATTCTTAGCTTTTAATAAGAGTTCAGCCTTTTGTTGAATCTGACTCTCATTCATCTTTTCATCCACTTTTTCGTGGTACTGCAACTTGCCCCAAAGAGCAACATTCTTAGAGTCTTTCACGACGTACACTTCACGCTTCTTACTCTGCTTGTTGTCTTTAGTCAGCTTCACATAGTTGAAACTATCATCGATAGAGCCTTCATAGTCAAAGTCTTTAGCTACGCTATCATCACCAATCACTAAGTCAGTAATCAGCGAATTTAAGGCTATATGCTCGACTGTCCCAAAGTTATCTCTGATGATGTACCACATGCCGCCATGAATCAAAGTTAAGTCCAAAGCGTTTTGGATCATCGCAAAATAGGTTTTCTTATCTTCGATTTTCTCCGGGCACGTCCAGTTTCCCTCATCGACAACCTTGTACTCAAGTTCTGAGATTTCGCAAATCTTACTAAAGATTTCATGACTTTTAGAGGCTTCAAACACGATTGTGTCAGTGTTTTTCAGGTACCTCATTCTGTCATAAGCAGTAACCGACCATTTCTTGGCTGATTTCCGCTTTTTCTTAAAAACTTTGCCGTAAAAAATGCCCTTATCATCTACCTTAAAGCGAATAACATCCCCAAAGTTACAAGCAACCTGCGAGTCTATAATCATATCAAACTCAAGTTTTCCCGGCTGAAAATCAATACTGGTTTCCCATTTGACACCTCCGACCAACTCAGTGATATCAAAGACTTTACCGTCATTCACATCTTGAATCAGAAATTCCATCATAGGACTTGTACCGAATCAGCAGTAACCCAACCACGCCAACCACCATCCAACATGGTAACGTGATAAGGATGCGACCCTTTCATATTGATATAATTGACAAGTCTAGTTGCGTTTGACTCAGTTTGACCAGGCCCTTCTCCGTAGCTATCTCTATGCAGCTGCCCATTGACGAGCACCTTTGCACCGATAGTCACTTCTTTCTTAGTCGAAGGGGCTTGCTCTTTCTGAGGCTGACTAGCTTTCTTCTCTTCTGATACCTTCTTTTCGATTTTTACAAACCGAGCCTTGGCCATCTTGTACTCTTTGAAAGTGATGTCGTAGTAAACATCCTCATGAATACCAGCTTTTCTTTGTTGCTCGAAACTCTCAACTGTCGCAAGCATATTGATACCCACTCCAGAGATAATCAAGCGACAAGGTTCTTTCCCGTCCATGATTCTTTTTAGGAGTCGAACATAGGTTTCAGGCGTTCCTGATTTATTCAGGACATAAGAGCGGAAAGTGTCTCTAGGGAAGAATGAAGTGAAAGTAACCTCAGAGAGTTTAGGAAAACTCATCTGGGTTATTTCTCCTAGTGCAATACTCGTTGTTGACTCGTTATTTGCGCTATTCTTCGTTTTCAGTTCTTCTGGATTGACAGGAAGTTGTGTGACTTGACCTTTGTACTCTACAAAAATACCAATCGCCATTTCTTTCTACCTCCTACGCAATTCCTAGGTCGCTATCGACCAGTCCGATAATCTTATCTTCAATCTTACCGACCAAATCGTCGATATCCTGCTCAGTAGCGCTATTTTTAGACTCATATTTAACACTAACTTGAGGTGTTAGGACTTGGTAATCAATGATGTATTTTCGTTCTGCAACATCACGCATCATCTTGATATCTTCATCTTTCAACTTGACTTCATCTTCAATCTTACCGACGTTACCAATGTTTTTGCCTTTGCCTAGCTTGTCGCCAAGACCACCAGCACCACCAGAAGGAGCACCAGCCCCTGCCGGCGTTTGGTTCATTTGGTCAAATTTAGAAGCAAGTTCATCTTGACCTTTCATCTTATCAGCGAAGCCTTGCATAGCATCACCAACGCCTTGACCAAAAGCCTTAGTACCACTAAAAGCATTGCCAGCAGTTGAGAAAGGATTTTTCATTCCATCCCACAAACTGCCTGGAGTCATCATGTTAGCGCGCATGCCGTCAAAAGATTCATAATCATCAGGAGCCTCTCCTGGAGTAAACATCGCACGAATACCATTGGCAAAACTACCGTCATTAGACATGTAGCCCATTTCACCAACCTCTCCTATTTTAGGAGCACCTGGGATTTTATTTATTGCTTTTATAATCCAGTTAATAGCCTTAATAGCCATGTTTGCACCAGCTATAAAAGCATTACCGATAGATTGTGCTACATTTACTACCCCATCAACAAACGAAGCAAAATAATCTAATACAGTTCGAACAAGATTATAAAATAACTTTCTGATGGAATATATCGGGTGCTTAAAAACATTTCTCAAAAACTCTGCAATTGCTACACCAATGTTGTAAATACCTATGAAGATGTTTACAATCGGTGCAATCATATACATAACAAGATTAATAACGAACATAATAATGTCATAAACTACCGTTCCGACAAAGACAAAGGCTGCAACGATAGCAGCTGCAACGTCTAAGAATGAAATCCCCATAGCGTTTAGAGCTGTAGCGATTAAGAGCGCGATCCCAATTACACCTATCAGTATCAGCATTAGCCAAGCCCAAGGAGCTCCTGCCATCAAACCTGCTACAAACATTGCTACACCTGCTATAAGAGCAACTGCTGCAAGAAGTATTAATGCAGTCATAACTATATTGATGTTCTCTGTCACCCAGTCCCAGCCTTCAACAAAGAGATTAAAGAGCCACAGAGCTATCTGGCCGATCGCAAACATAGCGGTTTCTAAACCTGCCATGAAGTTTTGTCCAGCGGTACTATTAATGAACTCTTGCCATGCTTGAATCAAAGGCTGAAATGCGTATGAAGCAACGTTGCCAATCTGAGTCATCATATCAGCAAAGGTCATCGGCATTTTCGCAAATTCAGCGTTTGTTTCAACTGCTGAACCAAGCAAAGCGTTCTTAAGAGTATCTCCTGTTAATTGGCCATCTTTAGCCATTCCCCTCAGTTGACCAACGCTGACACCAAGGTGTCTAGCTAGTTTTTGGGCAACAAGCGGAGCGTTCTCCATCATAGAGTTAAACTCATCACCACGAAGAACCCCTGAAGCAAGCGCCTGTGTGATTTGAAGCGTCCCTGCTTTTTGTTGCTCTAAACTTGCACCACCAATTTTATACAGCTTGTTCAACTGTTCAGCGAATGCAATAGCTTCATCATTGCTTTTAAAGGCTTCTCCAGCTTGTGAGCGTAGTTTAGCCACTGAGTCTGCCATGATACCGAAGCCAGTCCTTGAGCGTTGTGCTGCCGCCATGATACCGTCTTGGAGTTCTTGGCCTGTCTTAGATCCGTCTTCTATCGTCTTAAGCCTTGCCATAGTCTGAATATAATCATCGCCTGACTTAATCAGACCACTCATTAAATTAGCCATTTGCCTCAAGGCTTGAATAGCAACCATGAAATTTAAAGCGCGAGAAATAGAAGTCATTCGACCAAGCATGGATGTAGCAACGCCTAAGCCACCAACAAGAGGCCCAGTCGAAGGAAGTTTAGGAGAGATAGGTGTCGCCATTTTAGGAGCTACAGGGCTAGTAGCTTTGGGCGCAGTTAAATTCTTAGGCATATCTGCTTTGACTTTAATCGTTGCAGTTTGCGTCATCTTCTTGACACGTCTATCCAACTCGCCGAACTTAGCAATAGTCCTGTTAATCGTACTGTTAATTCGATTTAAAGGGCTTGAGAAATTATCTCTAAGCGCCAGTGTTTGCATTAATGTAGTCATCTTCTACCGTCTCCTCCTTCCTCTGCTTTTTCTTTCCATTTCTTTGTGTTCCTTTTCTTCTGCCTCTACTCGGATATCGATAAAGGCAAAAATCAGGGCTTTTTCACGTTTAGATAAACTATCCAAAAAGGACGGAGTCCAGTTGAATTGATGCAAACAGTAGTAAGCATAACTCAACTCTGCATCCCCGTCCTCTAGTCGTTTTTTGCTTCTTCGACAAGATCATTGATATCTTCATCAAAGCCATTAAGAGACTGAATTTCTTGCATTAGGGTAGCATATTCCCCAATCTTCAACATAGCTTTCAAGGTTGCTGCTTCATCCCCAACTGTGCGATAAGACTCTTGTAGTTGAGCATCTTTCAAGTCCGGCGTAACAACGCAGGCAGACATCAAAGAGTCAATGTACTTATCGTTGTTGAACTCAGGAATAGCCACACCTTGACGGTTTTTCTTCTTGATTGTCGCACGTTTTTTCAACGTATCATTTAGACTTTCGTCAATACTGCGAATGACAAAAGGAGATTTGAAACGCTTAAGGTGTACTTCCTTTGTTTCCTCCTGCTGAACGTTTTCTAGTAAAAAGTCTGAAATTGCCATTTATTTATCCTCTTTCTAACCTAATTTAGGCGCATTAAATTTTTCTAAGATATCCACATCTTCAAAAGTAAAGTTGACTTCTTCTTCCAAGAAATCGTCCTCAACTTTTAGTTGAGCCATCACAACTTCATCAAGGTTACATTCACGCAAGATAGTTGTTTGGCGACCGATTGAACTTGTCGCATCATCATTAGTCACTTGGATATCAAAGAATGTATCACGACCATTCTTCATGTAGTCCAACATCATTTCCTTGAATGTTGAAGTGACACCGTAGATGGTCATCTTACCTTCTCCCTTGAAACCAGTCGATTTTGATTGCGTACCACGTTTGTTAAGGGTGCGGACTTCTTCTTTGTTTTTCTTAACTGTCGCTTCAAGTTCCTTTACATAGAACATGAACTCATTTCTACCGTCGATGTGAATAAAAGCGGTACCTTCCTGACCGCTGATTACGTCACGACCTTTTAAAAAAGCCATACTATCTCCTTTCCTACTCTACTGTAACTGTCATGTACAGTTTTTCCATGCTGTCTACTGGTTTCACTTTGACGTTAACCACTACAGACTCTTTCAACTCACCACGAAGCACCTCGATGTCTTCCACTTTGAAGTCTTCAATAGCACCACGAGCCTCAAGGTCTTTGAAGTAGCGAATACGGTTCGCTTTGAACGCTTGACGTCCATCTTCGTTGTTGCTTACCTTTCCAAGGAAATACTCAGAGAAAGCATAACGAGTATCGTTCACGATATCGTCCAAGGTACGCAAGATACGGTTCTTACGGAAGTCTTGGTTCTTCTCAATCGTGAAGCTGACGTGTGAGTTGATATCTTGTTCAACCACCGCACGACCACGACGAGCGGTGAAGACAAACTGTCCTTTCAAGAGCGCATCTTCTGTCTCTGTATGGCTCAAACGACCCACAACATCAACAGAATCTTCGTACTTCTCATAAGTCAATGATTTTTCAACACCAGCATTTGCGCTTGCTGCTGCAACCCATACAGTCGCTTTCGTCTTATCAATAACTGTCTTATCGGACAAGATAACGCCATTTTTAACGTTGATTACTGCTTCACTGTCTGCGTCAGAGTCCGCAACAACCAATTGGGCTCCAAGTCCTTCATCTTCACGCATACGTTTGATGAAGTTGATAGCCGCCTTCTTGATAGAAGCGTCTTCTACTGGCAAAGCCATATAGTTAAATTCAACTGTTTCAAGCGCTTTGAAGTATTCTGAGTAGTCTTGAGTTGAGACTGTTCCGTCAGTACCACCAGTCAATTTAGCACCAGCCACCGCTTGCAGTTCGCCTGTTCCTGAAAACTCAACTAGATCATTGTTTTTCAAATCAGCCAAGACTTTTACAGTTTGCGAGTCCATAACAACAGTATCAAGGAATGTGACAACATCAAATGAACTTGGGTCGTCTACGTTTGTTTTGACCGTTACTGTAATGTCATTCCCACGGACACCGCTATATTTAGCTTGAGCCGTTACGTTGTCTGAAAGGCTTACGTTTGCCTTTTCTCCCGTATTCAGACGATAAAGCAAGACTTCACTCACACGCTTGAATGCTTCATTTAGCAACAAGAGTTGTGGGCTTTCTTGCTCATAACCTAGCTTCTTAAATAGGTCTTCACCACGTCGGATTTTCATCAATTTCTTTGATTGACCGAAACTGAGTGCCAACGGTACTGTTACGACACCATCGCCACCTAGGCGAGTCATTGCGATGTCTTTTGATTTGACGTTGATGTAAGCACCTGGTCTTACTTTATTTTGGCGTTTCCAAATTCCACCTGCCATTAGTTAATCTTCCTTCCTAGTTCGTATTCTAGTTTTGCTCTTGCTTCTTCCAAGCTATAAGACTCTTCTGGGTCTAAAATAGCCCCCAAGATGTCTTTTTCTCCGTTGGTAAAAGCGCTACTTTCCAAAATGTCCGCAGTAGGGAACACAATTCCATCTACATTATCCATCTTTTACCTCTTCTTTCACTTTCAATTCACGTTGTTTGATATCTTCCTCTTCTAACTTCAAGCGTGTGCTTGCGTTAAAAATACAATGCAGAACGTTGTCAACCACTTCATACTGACGGTCAAATAAATGAATCGTCGGTAAGTGTAAGAGTTTATAACTCAATTCTTCCTGCATTGCTAAACACTCGCTACGCTTTTTCTTAGGAGGAAAATAAGACAAATCCACTTTAGAACGTACTTTCACATGCTTATTGGCTTCTGGAGTGTACTTAGTATCAACCACATGGATAAAAAAACAAGGTTCTTTAAAACCTTGCTCTACTTCATCCAGATAAATCCTGATGTCAGGATATAAGCCCTTGATATGACTAACTAACTCCTCAACCAACCGAAAGCCTTTATTTGCCATTTCCTAACACTACCTTTCTCATAAAGCCATCATACTTATCACGGACACGCTTTTCCATATCGCTTTTAGTATCTTCAACCGTTTTATGAAGAAAAAACTGCCCTGGAACAAAGCCACCATTGACTGTCTTATGCCCGTACTCAACGTGTGGGGCATAGTAGACCTTGTTATAAACTTTCTGCTTATAAGTCCGCCCAGATACATCAATATGGCTTTTAGACCAGCTTTTTTGCAAGGTTCCGCCTTGTTTACCATGAGCACTTGCCCAAAATTTGACGTGTTTGCCATCTTTGGTTGTGAACTCCACCCAATGATCCGTATAAACACCGACGGGTGTTCTCTCTTTCACTTTAGATTTCAATTCTGTACCTTCGTAATTCAAGGTCTGTCTCATAAATCGGTCTACTCTCGCATGATTCGCATTCCTGTTGAAGTTGTTAGCAAACTTAGCGAAACTGCGATAATCAAAACTGCCACTCATGACTTGCCCTCTAACTTTATAGCAATTTCTTGATGTGACCAATACTGATCAATAGGCACATTAGACCGTGTAAACACTTTAACGTGCCCATTTCTATCAGTCACCTCAATCTTGCAACCTGCAGGAATATCATAGACAACGGAGCAAAAGAGTTTCATATCATAGCCGTTAGCTTGATAGTCGCTCCCGTTCGTTGAACTATTGCTCATTTGCGAAATCCTGCAAGGAATGCCCTCTAATAGCACGCTTTCTGACATACTGGTCAAACCGTCTATCTCTTGCTCTGTATAACCTTTAACCGTCATTTTACAGTCATACAAGCAATCAAAGACCGTCTTAGCATATTCGGTCATAGTAGCTTCCTAAAACGATTCAACTGACGCTTGTAGCGCTCAAGTGATGACGGCACTTGTTTCATTCGTTGAATCATTTCATAAGGACTAACCTTTTCGATTGTCGTATCACCCATTTTGATACTCTTGACCGAAAAGTCGTCTGCGTCTGCTTTTTCAGCAAGCACACTTTGCTCCTTGACCTTGTCCAGTAAGTCGTTGGTCATGTCTATCCATACGTTCTCTAAACGTCCAGGCACACTGTCTTGGTGAATATAATTCAAAATCTCGTTTTCTGCTTGGGTTAAAGCGTAATGGAGAACTTCCATGTCTTTGAAATAATTATCCTGACGCATTTTCCGAACGCATGAGATCAAGTACATTGTGTTGTCTTGTTTCAATTCTTGAATCATATTCTGTTACCCAATCTATTTGCCAATTTTGTGTTTCAGAGCGATAATACCGATGTTCTTAGGCTCGTAAACACGTTGCCAGTTTTTGAATTTAGCCAAGTCAGCGTTTGATGGAGTGATGTTTCCTTCAGCCACTTCTGCGCCAGTCCATTTCACACCGTAAGGGTGCATCACAAGGGCACGACGAGTGTAAATCATGTCGTTACCTTTAGCTGCTTCACGAGAAGTTTCAAACGTAGTCAATCCTGATGGATTTCCTGTGTTAAGACCGATTGAACCTGTGCGGAAAAGATATGATGTATATACATCTCCTGTTGGTGCAATACCATCATCAATAATGACACGGTAACCAAGGTAGGTTGGAATGTTGATAGTCGCAGTTGTTGGCTGGATGTATTGAATCAAGTTATCTTTTTGTAGTTTTGTATAAACCGCTGAGTGCATAGCAATCGCAGTAACTTGATCAGCAGAATCCCCAAGCAATTGTTTGGCGTCAAGCACCATACCTGCATCGATACCACTAGACGCTTTTGATTGGTCTGATACGTGAGTTTCTTCAAGCGCACCTTTCTCACCACCTGTTCCAGTAGCAAAGATACCATTCAAGGTAGCAATCAAGGCTTTTTGGTCTTCACGTAGCCAATAAGCACCGATACGGTTCAAGATAGCACGTACTGGGTCAGAACCAGCTACAATACCAGTCAATTCGTTGGCAGCCCAACCACGTCCACGATAAAGAACGCAGGCAATGTCTGCTCCAGCAGTAATTTTTCCAGTTTCTAGGGCTTTGTCGCCATTTCCGAGAACCTCAGAATCGCCAGTAAGGTCATTCCAAAAAGGCATGTTGACCAACAGACCACCAGATGTAATGTTTTTAGAGACACGTTCGTCTGATACTGCGATACCACTTTGAACGAAAGCAGATTTAGCAGCAGTGTACTGTTGCATGTAGGCATTGTACTGTTGAGGTGTAATCGTGTCTAGAATTTTTGTAAGTTCATTAGCCATTAGTTATTTTCTCCTTGTTGTTCTAAAAATTGAGTTAGGTTAAAGTCAAGATTGCTCATAGCAGTTTCCCAATTCCCTAAATTAGCACCTTGCCCATCGCCTTGATTTGGCGTGTATTGGGCTTGTTTCTCCCCGTTAAAGAGATATGGACTCTTAGCACGCTGAGCCTCGATTTGCTCAGTCAAGCCAATCAATTTGCCATCTTTTACAGAGATTTCGTCTTTGTTTAAGATTTTTCCAAAAATTTCTGCGTCTCGAACGCCAGCTTTTGTCAATTCAGCATCGATTAAGCGAGATTTATTCTCGTCTGCTAGTTTCGTCTCAAGCGCTTCTGTATCTTGTTTGTACTTAGCTTGTAAGTCTGCTAGCTTTTGCTGAATATCTTCAACATCTGCGCCTTTTTTCTTCAAATCATTCAAGTCTTTGTCACGTTGTGTCAGCTGTCCACGAACGCTCTCTAATTCGCTTTCTTTACTTGCCACATCATCCTTTAACTTTTGGATATCCGCACCATGCAAAGCGAAGACTTGAGAAATTTGGTCTTCAGTTAAGCCGATGTTTGCTAGTTGTTCTTTTTTCATTTTGAAAATCCTTTCCTCTACGCTAGGCTTTTTAGGTGTTCTCCATCACCAGTCGCTCCGCTTTTGTTAGGACTACGGACTTGTCCAATGTTTGAACCTTTTAACGCCATGCCCAGGGCGAAAAGAAAACCGTACGGGATTCCATACGGTTAGAGCATAAGAAAACCGCCTCGATTTCGATGCGGTTAAAGCATAATTAGATAAAAAGTAGTCTAAAGGTTTCACGGCCTTTAGGGGTGATGAGAGTCTGTGTACCAGACCATTGTGTTTTTTCGTTGAGTGTTTCCTTGACTTCAAACAAACCATCGTTTTTATTGGCTGTTGGTTGGAGCTTACCTTTCTTATCTCGGTAGATGTATTTTTTCTCCATCAAGAAGTCAATAAACTTACGTTCTTTGATTTTTAATTGTTTTGCCGTTTCTCTGAAGCTGGTCAGTAAGTTTCTATCTACTAGTTCATCGAAATAGTCTGCTTTCGGCTTCATTATGGTATTTTCAACGGAAAGTACAGCTTTTTCAGCTTCCAAGTGTTTAATGACTGCTTCTTTTTCTTTCAGTTGATTACCAGCCATAAGGAGCAAGTCTGCTAAGGCTTGTTTGTTGTGCGTGATATTATAAGCCACTTGGTCGGTCATATAAGCGCCATGCTTACGAATAGAGGGGAGAACTTCACTAGTGACCCAATCAGCAAATTTCTCTGCTTCTGGTTTACGAGATTGAAAAACAAGCTTATAGAAATTAGCTTCGTTGATGAAGTTGGCTTGTTGAGTTCGTCCTAGACTGTCGGTGAGGTCGGTAGTAACGACCCCATCCTTATTTAGCCGTTTTAGTGCGTCGTTGTGATTTTTAATTTCCAAAACCTGACAGCAATCTTTCAAATTAAAATAAACTTCTTGATTAACTTCTGTCGTTCTTACTTCTCCGAATTGTTCATTTTTAAAAATTTGTAGTTCCATTTTTATGCTCCTTTAATATAATTATCAATAATGGTACGATGCTCATCTTTAAGACTATCCAGCCTGTACATGATAAGATTCAATACAGCGAATTGTGAGCTATGTTGAGCAATAAATTCATATAAGTCACACTGACTATCCCAATCTGGCTCTTTTGCTAGCCAATTGTGAATCAAATCCATACTCTCACGGATTTCTTCAACATAGTTTAGTAAATCTTCGTAACTGTCTAAAAGTTCAATTTTTGCCATAATAAAAACACTCCTTCGTGTACCTTGAAAAGAGCGTCTCAGCATGATATAATATTTCATGCAGAAACACTTCTGTGGTGATAGCTTAGAACCGTCTGATTGGCGTTAGTGGGTTCTAGGCTATTTTTGTTTATTTAATTCTTGATATAACTTGTCAATACCCTTTCGGATAACACTAGATTTCGTGCTATCCGTTTTTTTTGCAATTTCTTCAAGTTTATCAACCGTTTCGTCATCAACTCGAACTCGCAACATAGTATTTTTAGGCTTATCTTTGAATTGTTCTTTTCGTGCAAGCAATTTGCTCACCTCCTTTTTGTTGCTACAATGTCAGTATATAACTTTGTAGCAACAAAGTCAAGAGGTTTTTTGAAAAAAATTAAAAATAAGAAAAGCACTTAGATTTCTCTAGGTGCTTATTTATCTAATCGGTAAACCTTTTGCGTAAGCTTCTTTAGCCTCTGCAAGCGTCATTTTATTTGGACCGCCATCGATATTAAATGCTCCCGTATTTTGCCAATGACAAACATCACAAATATCATAAGTTTCTACTAAATTTCCACATACGGGGCAATGCACATGTTCCCATCCGTCAATCATTATTATATTCTTTTTTATAGTCGTCATGGTAATATTCCTCTCCATCATCTGGCTTAAACATAGTTGTTATTCTCGCTTTTCCTGAGGCATTTCTTTTTCCAATCGCAATTGTCCCCGTTTCTCGATTAAATCGAACTCTTCTTTCTCCAGTATCATAACCTATAATATTTTTAGAGACAACAGAAGATAATAAATTTCTAGCCAATTGTTGATATTCTTCAGGGCTTTCCGCTCCGAACTCTTTCCCATGACTTTTGAAATGTCCATTTAAAGATTTCTCAGTAGGAAACTTGGACTTTGCCCATCTGATGCGGTCTTTTAGTTCCTTGTATCCCTCAACATCATTATACTTCAAATTATAGAAGCCTGCAAATGTTTTGGGCATATTTTGAGAGCCTAAAACCTGCCTATAAGCGATGAACTGCTCCTTGGTTCTGCGGACTCTGTCCCTTTCCAATCGTTCAGCTTGTAGCTTGTCTTTGATGGCAGTCTGACCATACTTATCAAGCTGCTGCTTTCGCCAATCCTTGAAGGTCTGACCACTTTCCACCTCATAGCCTTTACCTGTTTCAATATCTCTTGCATAGCGTTTCCCACCTTTTTCTAAGGCAGGAACCGTCGTACATCGACAGTGAGGGTGCATAGTAGGATAATTCACACCCTTTTCTGCATCCTTAACAGGAAATACCTTGCCGTCTAACTCTCCACAAATAGGGCATGTGTGAACTTCTAAGGTCGCTAGATACCTGTACTTCTTGATATTGTCGTCTTGGTATTCATCTAATGTTGCCTGAGCCTGAATTCCGTTCGTTTCCGTCTGCAAAACAGTCACTGCACGATTACGAGCACGTTCGAACTCAATTGCTAGAAGCTTACTAGACTGGTCTATCGGATAGCCTCGGTTTAAATCATTGGTTACAAGCGATTCTACTCTACTAACCAATTCATCCATATTGCTGCCCCAAACACGCTCAGAGAACCGCTTACCTTTGAAGTTTTCGTTGATTGCCTTTTGAAGATACTCTTCTTCTAGACGCTCAGGCTTGAAATTCGGTTCTCTTTTGGTCTGCTTATGGTAGTTGTAAGCACGATTTAAGTAGGTTTCTTGGTAGGTTTGTTTGAGATGTGTTTCTATTCGCTTGTTGATTTTGCCAGTCATTTCAGCGATATCCATCTCAACACCAGCAAACAAGGCATCTGCATTTGTTTTGACTTTTATTGACCTTGACCACTCTGTTAAATCAGGATGTTTCTTAACAAAACCAGCAATCTCTTGCTTAGTTTTTAATTGGTCAGCCTTAGTCAGGGATAACAGATAAAATGGTAATGAGTCGCTACGATTTTTAGATACCCTCTCAAACGCCTCTAAACGCCCTGTAATGCGTTTTAGTGTTCTGTGGTATAAATTATCGATGTAGTCTATTATCTCGCCGAGGTCGTCAATCTGAGCCAGCTCGTATAGCAATCTGTCTTTCTCTTCTCGGCTGAGGTCGTCAAGTGATTCGATAAAGGCAATTTTCTCTTCTTTATTCAGCTTCCGACTCATGCTCTAACTCTTCCATATCGTAGGCTTTTTCAGGGCGTTCCTCTTGGTCAGCTTTCTGCAAGCGTAGTTCATCCTGCCAATCTTCTACAATTGGATTCGATTTAGCTACGTTCTCTCTTGATGTGATAGTTGCAAGAGTAGAAACTACTTGAGCCATTTCTGTATCGTTATTGATTGAGTTCCGTGTCCATGTTTGCTTGATTTTGAGTTTATCGGATAACCCTAGATGTTTCAAGATCATCTTAACGAGTGTGGCATATCCACTTCTGAACTGAGTTTCCATATTCCCAGCTTTTAACTCTAAAAGAGAGTAAAGGAACTTCAAAGCAACGCCTGAACTGTTCCCTAGTTTATCTGTTTCAGGGTTAACCCCTTGGCCGCTGATAAAGATTTGTTTCTTAGTCCGCTCTAAAATCAGATTTCTGGCTTCGGTTGGAATGTCAATAGCAATGGTTGTAACTCCTGATTGGTCTCCCATGCCGTCGTTGTCCATCTTAATCATCTTGTAGCGTTTCAAATCCTCAAGAAACTCTTGCTTGTCCTGCCCACCGTAGTTTGTAAGGACAAAGATAACCTCTTGGACATCGTCTGTATCATTGACGAACCCACTAAACACCTTATCGTACACGTCGACCAGGTCTTTGATTGGTTTTAAGTCATTAGTTTCTATTTCGTTATTTCTAAACGGAATAAAAGGAACAAGACCAAAATCATGTTCAAAACTATTATCACTATACTGGTCTCCATTCATGGCATCAACCAAAAAGATTGCTTGGAATGGCTCTAATTCTTCCAGTGGCTTTTCTTTTTCATGACGATAGAAAGAACACTCTTTATCGTTCCAATATTCGTAAACAGTGTAATTCTTACCATCTGTTTCATCAATGCTAGAGTATACTCGCAGTACCCCAATCAACTTCTTATCCAAGGACTTTGAATAAATTGGTATCACTTCTTTTGAGTCAACGCAAGCATATCTAAACGATTTATCACTAGCGTCTTTCCAAACATGAAGCCAAGCGATTCCAGCATTTCCTGCATTCACACAAAGCTGTTTGCTGATACGTTCATAATCGTCTCCTAAGACATCCACGATCATATCATTTACCTTTTTATCGTCCACGTCGAATGTAGGAGGATAGGTCAACACATAAGCCTTTTTCTGGTCAAGCAATAACTGGTGCCAGTTGTGACTAATACGGTTATCAGCATTACGAAAGGCGTTATCTTCTGCTTTCGCTTCATTCTCAGCGCCTTTTTTATCGGCAGGCTTACGCTTTCGTTTAATATCATTCTCGTTGCGATAGTATTTCTCAGCTTCAGCTGCTTGTGAGACAAACTTTCCGTGCTTAACCATCTGCGACGTGATTATTTTTTTAATTACTTCTATTTCCAAACAGTCATACCTCCTGACTTGAATAATACTGTATAGCAGAAATAACGCAGGGCGTCCATTGCGTGGTCAAATTGCTTGATAGGCTTGTCCTCGCCATTCGCAGAGGCTTTCTCGTCCCAGACATAAGCGTGGAACTCTTTCAACGTATTCACACAGCTCTCATGCACTGCTATTTTCTCTTGGCCTAGCATAGACCCAACAAAACGAATGCCTTCAAGGACATTATTTCTAGCTTTTTTGATTTTATATCCTCGCTTCTTCAATTCAGCAATGAATGATGCAGCAGACGGGTCAATAATAATACGTTCGATGTTCGTATCTCCTAGCCAAGCAGTTAGATCATCAGCGTACTCAGCATTGGTCTTCTGTACGTTCTCGTCACGACCTGAGTAATAGTATTCCCTTGTCAAGTAATACTTGCCATTGATATCTTTTTCCCACAAAAGAAAAACGGTCGCATTTTGCGTACCGTAGTCGACCGAAACATATTTGCCCAGTTTGTTCATTTCTGGCAAAGTTGATACAACATGCTTATCTTTACTGAACATATCGTAGACAATACCTTCTGCCACCGTCCAAAGACCTTGTATATATCGTTGGTAGAAAACACCTTGATATTGACTTCTATAACGCTTCTTGATGTTCTCTGAAAGAGAAAGGTTGTCGTCCATATCAAAATGCAGATAAAGCATATTCTTTGTTTCTGCTTTGTCTATCCAGTTAACTTTAAACCAATGATAAGGCCCGTCTGGGTTGCAGTTGAACCACCACTTAGAGCCTGTCACAGAGCACCGCCCTGTGCCCTGGTTAACAAAGGACTCAGGCATAAGCGCCACTTCATCGAAAAAGATACCTGCCAGCGTTAAACCTTGAATAAGATCCTGCGAACTTTCGTCCTTACCACCAAAGATATAAAAATCATTCGACACGTCGCCTTTTGTGATTTCTATCAGGTTATCAGTCCGATGATAGACGTAGCTAAAACCTCTTGACTGTATCATGACCAGTAATAGCTTCAGGACGTTACGATTGAAAGAGCCGATTGTCTTTCCGCACATCGCAAAGTTCTGATGATTGAATGATGTCATCGCCCAGATAACGAAAGCTAGGCTCATAGAAACAGTCTTGCCAGAACGGATAGCGCCATCAGCAATAATGCCTTCTGACTCATGAACTGGAGAGTTCCAAAGCCACCAACTTAGCACCTTATTCTGCTTTCTGCTAAAAGGTTGGAATTCGAATGTACTGGTCTTTATTTTTCTTCTCGCCACGTTTCTTCGACTATCCCTTCTAATGCTTTGATAAAACCATCATCATGAACGTTCTCAGGTTCATTGTCAGGCAGTTTAGATTTCAGAATCTCAATTCTCAATCTCTGCTCCTCTGTAGCAAGGCTTGAGCGAGTCAATTCATCATATGTTTTAATCATATTTCTAAGTTCTGACTGTATTCTTGCAATTGCAGCTAACGCCTTACCCTGCTTATCCCAAGCGGTGTGAACTTCATAGCTTTCTCCGCCTTTTGCTGTGCTTGCAATAAGCATAGTGGTTGTATCATCAACGTCCTGAACGTACAGAATGCGCTGGGCATGCAAAAGATTAGCATAGGTTAGCTGAATGTTCTCCCAAAGAATATCAATTGGTTGCTTATCTGCCAGTTGCTCGTATATCTCATGCACTCCTTGCGGTAGATACTTAGCAAACAGGCCGTGTTTAAGGGCGTTTTGATTACCTATACTTCCGCCTTTGCTGTTCTTATTGCCTTTCTGCGCTCCCCGTTTCCTTTTTGTAGTACTACATTCATCTTTTGAAGTACTACATTCGCTCCATTTATCTCTTAACTTCCAAACTGAGATAGTTTTTTCAGGCACACCCAACATGTCACCAATCTTGCGGTTAGTGATGTTTCCGTTATTCTGCTTATAAATCTCAAAAGCTTTATCTCGGTTTGGGTCTCGTGCTCTGCCCAACCTATTACCTCCTATTTGTCCGTTTTGTAAATCAAAAAAGCCACTCAAAGAGTGACTGTATGCGGTAAGTGGGTGCCTCCCCCACCAGAGCCTTATATAGCGCTACTTTATCTCTGTCCTACAGGTTAATCAGCCTAAATCTAATTACCGCCCTGTACCCCTATTGTGATAGCTACTCACAGAGATACAATTGGAACGACAGGACTCGAACCTGCCTACGTTTCAGACCCTTTATAGTCATATCGCTCCACCAACTGAGCTACGTTCCAACTGCAAGGCGACTACTACCTTGCGTGTTAATTAGAAATAAATTTTCTGATTTATTTTTTGTAGTCATTAACGGCGATGCCCGGAATCGAACCGAAGGAAACATAGGATAGAAACCACTTACCTGTCACCGCCAAAACGAGACCGAAGCCTCGAAAAAATATAATAAAGATAAAGGAGACGTCAATGAACGAAATAGAGGGAGGGACTCGAACCCTCAACGCCTTTACGACACCCTGATTACAGGTAACCATCTACCAATTCTGAGACCTCTCTTTTCAATTCTTGACACTACCATTCTAACAGATTTTAGACTTCATGCGCATTCACTTTAGCTCACTTTGTCTATGATTATCTCCTCTAGTTCGGATTCAGCCTGTTTGCGCAATCTGTAATAAGTTGCCTTGCTAATTCTCAAATTGTCGCAAATATCCTCAATGTAAGTCTTAGTAATGTAAGTCATTCTAAGGACAGACCTACTTTTTGGATTTTTAAGCCTGTTGATCATTCTACCTAATTCAAGTTTTCTGTTGATAACCTCTTTAGTATCCTGCTCTATAGCCTCTTTCATCACGACAAGCTGAGTATAGACATCATCAACTTTTCTAGTCTGTCCACCTTGGACTTTGACACCTGACCACTTAGGACTTGAGAGCAAACCTGCCTCAAGCTCATTGATTTCATCTATACGGCTTTGGATGTCCATGTCAAGGTCTTGTAATTCTTTCAATAGCTCTTTAGCCTTGTTCACTCTCTGTCTCCTTTGTGATATAATAATATTATTGAGATTATAGCTGAGGCAGAGCGTGTCTTGGCTTTTTTTATTTTACAAAACGATCACTACAATCCACATTAGAGCCCAAAGAACAAGATACCAGTAAATAACTTTCCCCAGAATCTCAAACCAAGATTTTTCTGTATCACCTTTCGGATTTCCAGTAATCGCAGTAATGAGCAAGTCGATTCCGACAGCCTGCCAGAATGTTATTCTCTGGATTTCAAATGTTGCTGCAATGATGTTGTTCCAACCATACTGAATGACTACTCCTGCGAGCCATAGAGTGATAAATAAGGTTAGTATCATACCTAGGCAACCGCCTAACACTTGTGGTAAGGAGTATTTATTTTCGTTTTTCATCTATTACCTCCAACTGAAAGGGTATCTTTTTGGTCTCATTCCTTATCCTCCAAAAGCTCTGGGTTCTCGTAGATGTTGCCTTTGACCTCATAGTAATTGCTCATGTGCTCATAAAGATTAAAGATTTCTGTGGTAAGCTTCTTATCAAGTAAACCTAGCATAGGTGAGTTTGCAACCCTCACCACTTGGAACATCCCAATCTGTCTCCTATCTCTAGGATTTCGCATTCTGACAACATCCCCCTCGAAAATCTCCACCCCGTTCTTGTCTTTGAGTCCTGTTGATTGCATGAGGACTAAATCTTCCGCTGAAACCATATAAGTAATTCCATCTCCAATACAATATAGCTCATCTTCAAGCCAACTGATGTGGTCAATATAATTGTCCATTTTTTGCTTTTTCTTTAGCCACGCTCTAAATTTTAGTTTCATTCGGCAAATCCTCCTCTTTGACAAACGTACCGTCAATCCAACGACCCTTGCGGTCTTTGATTTCTTGGTAAGCCAGTTCGAAACATTCTTCAAAATCATAACCTAGCGACTTGCTGATTGATTTTAGATAACCGATTGAATGCGCTAGATTATATCGACACATTTTCTTGCCGACTATATCCTGATTCAATTGAAAACTACTAATGTTAGCACTTAACCATTTAAAGGAATCCATCACATCTTCATGTTCAATGAAACTTACTTCCTCAAAAATCTTATGCACATCCTCTTTTATCAGCAAGGCTAATCCGACAATCACGACTGCACAATCTCCTATGCTATCCTTGGTCAGTTGCTCATTCTTCTTGAGATAGCCGGCGCATAACTCACCGAACTCTTCGCTGAGTTTCAAAGATTGCTTGTCTAGTCGTCCACCGTTTTCAAGGTCACGGTCTATAAACCATTGTTTCACTTTGTCTATTGTGTTCATGATAACTCCTATCTATTTGTCAGTTTTGGTACAATTTCATTTACGATAAATAAGTAGTTTGGTGCTACAAGATACCGACCAATATTGGAAGCAAAAGCCAATATCAATGCTAGTGTAATACCAACAATTAGCTTTTTTATAGTTCCTTTAGAGTTTTTAAGGTTCTCCTTTGTAAGTTTCTCTGCATATTCAAGCTTAGTAAAACCTTCTGGAATATACCTATAACTCAAACTATCGGAATCTACCTTGATTCGAACTACTACATACACAAGAACTCCTGTTAGGATAGCACTAAGCAAAATCATAGCTATAGAGGTGTTATCAAGTACATTGTACAAAGTCCATTCTCTCATAAGCTGTTCGTAAATCTGTGGTGCATTTCCTTTAAATGTTGTAAGCAAAGAACTTACTTCGTCAACTGTCATATTCAGCATTTTTGCTAAAGCTTGTAAAACATCGTCCATTATAATAAAACCTCATCTCCTATCTTCACCTTGTCATACACGTCCTTCGTAACCACAAACACACCATAGTCACGAATCGTAAGTGTGTATAGCTTCCCATGTCGTCCTTTCTCGACAACCTTGCCAAATATCTCAGCGCCTTGATTATCCGTCTTGTAGATAATCATAGGCTTCTTCTCTTCCAAATCTCGAATCCTGTCCATCTGCCAGATGTTTAGTCCAGCAGAGACGAGGATACATACTGTAATGAATCGTTTCATTCTGTGACCTCCCTTTTTAGATATTTATTTTACCAAGATCTATCGTCTATAAATAGCGTTTTACAGTCTAAGCATAGCACAACGCTGACCGGTTTCAATCGACCGGTCGAATTATCGAAATGTCGCCAATCAGTATGGTGATGTACTGAAGACGTTGAATTACAATTTGGGCAGAATAGTTGTATCATCACTCCACCTCCTCAATCTCAATTCCTGGGCAATCGAATACCCAGCCGAAGCCAGCTTCTTCTAGTTCTTTTTTTGTAAAACTTTCTTTGTATGCTAAAGAAAAAATATTTTCCCAGTTCCATCTTTAGCAATGTAGTGTTTTGTCGCTCTAATCTTCACAAAATACCGTTTCTCTTTCTCGACCTCGTAGCCGAACTGGTGCATGTTGACGAGGGTTTGAAATGAGATTATTGAACAGTTCATCCATCTTTTAAATTCCGATTCCTCTTGATGATTCCAATTATAGATGTAATCCCAAATATAATGGTTTAAATCATGTTTTTTCTTCTCATACCAATCCGCCACACACTGCGGAACTTTGACTTTTTCTGGTTCAATTGATTTGTAAATGAATCTCTCGTCTATGCTCACGATTTCTCCACTGGCGACTTGAATTTTCTTTTCCCTAGCCCCCGTTGTGTCTACTGAAAATCCAACTTCATACCCTTCGATATAAATTTTATCTTTATTCATCTTCTAACTCCTCAACTCACCTTGTGGCTTTCCAAATTTCCAAATTCTTGGCCATGGTTTACAAAATATGAACCAATCAGGATAGCGTCAGCTTCATCGTCTTTGACGTTCAGGTCGAATTCATCCGCAACCTTAGCAACGGCCTGCAGCTTCATCGACTTTTTACTTCGGTCCTTGTAACTAAACTTCCAGTACTTGCGCCAGGTCGACACGTTCACGAAGTACACATTGTCAGCAATCAGTCGGCCAAGGATGATACCTGTCACAATTCCGATGCTGATCATAGACTGCTGATTTGGTCCCATGACTGAATTCTTCTCGACCACAATCGATTCAAAATGGCAGTCGTACTTCTGGAGCGCTCTCGATTGAATCGCTCGCAATTCACTAGCCATGAACCGCCCACGTTCAAAGAACGATTTGCTTTTATGTTTTAAGACACCACTCTGGACAAGGTCAGAGCCGTGAAATACGGCCCAGCCTGTCGCAGTAGTTGAAATGTCTAACGATAAGGTCAGATTTTTCATTGTAACTCCTTTGCTATTTCAGCAATGACATTGACTGTCACACTGTTTCCTGCTTGCTTGTATAATTGACTGTTTGAGTTGACCTCTTGCGCTTTATCAAAAGCCCAGTCTGGGAATCCTTGCAATCTCCAGCACTCTCGTGGCGTTAGTTTTCTAATTCTAAATCCATCTGATAAATGATTGTTTTCGTGATAGCCATTGCTAGTTAAAGTAGGAGCGATGTCATATTCTCCGCCTTTATTATACCCATGACCACGTTGGATGATTTTAGGTTCAAGACCTCCACCTTGATAGGCTCGGATTGTTGGTGCGATGCCGTCTGTTTCGTAAACCACTCCACATTGATTAAAATTGGGTTGCAGGATTCCGAACTGTTTTATAGCGACCTGCTTAGGCTCTTTGTAATCTGTTGCGGTTAAAGTTCCCACTACACCACCTGAACCGTAGACCACGCTTTTAGTTCCTTTACTTGTGCCATTCGGATTTCTAGTATTGCCTATAATTTCTATTTTTGGTGGTTGATGATCAGATTGTTCACTTTCTCCGCTGATAGGAAAAACGTTTCTGGTACGTTCTCCTCTAAGATGTCCGATAATGAACACACGCTCCCGATTTTGGGGGACACCAAAATTCTTGCTATTAAGCACTTGCCATTCCACATCATACCCCAATTCGTCCAAGGTTCGGATGATGGTTTCAAATGTAGCCCCTCCGTCATGGTTGAGGAGTCCTCTGACGTTCTCAAGGAATAAATATTTAGGTCTGAGAACAGATGCGAACCTACAGATTTCAAAGAACAAAGTTCCTCGTGTATCTTCAAAACCTCGTCTGTGTCCCGCAATGCTGAAAGCCTGGCACGGAAAGCCCCCACAGATAACGTCCACACTTCCGAATCTTCGAATAGACTCATCTGTGACTCTTGTAATGTCATGTAATTCAATTTCTCCCTCTGTATTGTGTATCGCTTTATAACTGGCTCTAGCGTATTTGTCTATTTCACAAAATCCAACGCATTCATGCCCGGCGGACTCCATACCAAGACGAAAACCGCCGATGCCAGCGAATAAATCCAAAAATTTCATCTGTTTATCTAAAAAATGCGACTGCCTTTGTGAGAATTGGCTAAATACGGGCAGTCGCTCGTCCAAGGTCACATGACCTTTACTGACGTTTTCTAGTTCGCAGTTTTACAAGAATGCACGGCTTGTTGGTTTTTGAGTTGTTTCCAAAATGGAAATAGTTGGTTTTGGTTATTTTTTTATCTTTTCTTTTGATTTGATACTTTTTATATTGTTCTCTGAGGGAACTTTGTAAATAATCAATGCTGACGTATGCCAATATTCAGCGCTGAATCCACTGTCAGCAACAGCAGATACGTTTGATTGAAATTTGATGTCAATCAACTTAATGTCTGGATTCTCTTCAAACCAGCTATTTATTTGATTATCAATCGCCTCGTCAGATGGGTAGTCGGATGATAGAAATACTGTTTTAATCATTTTATTTCCTCACTTTTTCAAACTTAATAATCACTTTCAATCCAGTGACTCGATGAATTTCCTCGTCTGAAGCATCCTCTTTCAATAGCTTCAGAGCAACACCTTCCATGCTACGAAATGAGCCGATGTACTCATCACATTCCCTGCGTGTTTCGCAGTAATCTGGCTCTTCATATTGATCTAGCGTGTACCAGCCACCGAGATGATTTTCGTAGAGATAGATCATCAGATTACCTCCACACGTTGACTCAAAGCTTTTGTTTTGCAGTATTCACAATGACCACATGGTGTTACCCATTCTTTACCTTTTTTAACATCGTCAAGACGCTTAATAAGCATAGATAACTCAGATAACTCGTAATCAAGTTTTTCCTGAGATTGAAAAACAATCGCTCGGGTATCAGGAGTAGATTCTTTAGTCACGGCATAGATAACAGGGGTAAACTTCTTGCCATACTTCTCTTCTAGCATTTTCTTATACACTGCCATCTGCAATATATATCCCCAAGCTTCGAACCAGCGGACTTGAATATTTCGTCCGCTTGCTTCATCCTGAACCCATACCATGCTGTCAATGTCTGATTTTGTAGTCTTAATGTCTACAAAATAGCCCTTTTCGACATTGAGGCAGTCAATCTTGCCTTTAAATTCCACCCCTTCGATTTTGCCTGTGACAGCAACCTCTTTTTGGCCAACATAATAGTCCATGAACTGTTTGTCAGCTTCCAGTCGCTCAATCATTCGCTGGCCGACTAAGAAGTCAGCTTTTAACTGACCTTTGGTTTTCCCAGCTTTCGAAATCATGGCATCCGCATTTTCATCCATAAACTTCTTGTGTGCTTCTGGGCTTTCAAAATAGCTGTGAACCATGTTACCAACCAAAAGAGCTGTGTTATCTCGTTGGTCTTCCCACTCTCCCTCTAGCTCTGCCAATGCCCGTGCTTCGCACTCTCTAAATCGCTTGTATTGCGAGATAGACCAGTATTGACGTGCGGAAGCTGCTGAGTAGTAATCTTCTCCAAGTAAATCCATTGTCATTCCATTTCCACCTTTACTGATTTTGTTCGTGGCTCAAATTGAACACCGTTAGCGTTAAGCCATTCTTTGAATTGCTCCTTTATTTCCTTTGCATTTTCTGCCGGAAAAATTAAATCTACAGTAAATTTGTAACCATATTTTTTAACGCCATCCTCAGAAGCCATATTTTGCGATTTTCGGCCTGTTTCTTGCTCTAGGGTATGATTACCCCCTGAACTGCTTTCTGACCTAAATTCAGGCTGATTTTGGGCGCAGAATCGACTCTGAGCTTCTTGTTCTGCTTCTGCTTTGGTCCGTCTAAGCTCATCTGCGTCTGCATGTAAGATATCGATAGTATCCAAAGCAGAGCGACCCTCTCTTAGCAAATCAACGTACTTTTCAGGGTTCAAACCTTTAGCTACCGCGATAGCAGTCATTTCATCAATACGCTTTTTTAGTTCGGTTTCCGCTTTAGTTTTTTCAGCTAATGCCTTATCATCAAGAATTGCTTGCAAAACATCAGCAAGTTTCGCTCCCTTGTCATAACTACGAATGTAGACAGTAGGTCCGAGACCAGCTTTAGCTGCCGCTTCTGTAATCTGGATAAGTCCAGCTTCACGTTGTTGCTTCTTAGTAGCTTCTTCTGCAACCAATCCGACGATCATCTTAGAGGTAGCTTGATTGATTCGCACATTGTCGGCCATAAAACACTTCTTCTTGCTGAAATCGTCAAAGTAAATAGCAAATAATTTGATGTCAAGTTCTGTACCACTTTCTGCGATTGCAGATTCAAAAGCTTCTCTGACCGTTTCCTTTCGGGCTTCTGTTTCTCTCTCCTCAAACTCCCTGATTTGATTTTTAATGTCTGTCTGCAAAGTTTTGATAGGGTCTAATATGCTTTCAACCCACGCCTTTGCTTCGTCAAGAGGTTTAGAGTATTCTGAAAGCTGGTTTTTAAGTTCTTGTTCAATTTGACGCTGTACTCGTCCCAACTCGTCTTTGACTTTAATGTCATCTGATAAAGTTTCTTCTGTAACAATATAGCCAGCGTATTTCTTTTTGTAAGACTCTAAAGCTTGCTCCAGAACTTCTTTACCTTGGATTTCGATTTCAGCGGCTTTTAGAGTAAAACCAATCTCTAAATCTGTTACTGGAACAAGTTCTAAGCTATCTGTCACATCTTTTAATTCTTCAACCATTTTAGAAATCCTCCCCTTCTAGCATGTCTATTTGACCATTTTCTGGCTCCTTATCAATTACTTCGCCCGTTTCTTTATCAAAATCTGGAACTTCATCTGCTGGGTAGCTTGTATCTGTGGTCGTCAATTCCTGGTTGATAACCTCTTTTTTTGATTTTTCAGTCACTTCTTCAGAAGCTCCAAGGATACTATCTAATGTTTCAGCCTCTTCTCTCACTGGCTCAGCTTCTTTCATTTGACGACCATTGTCATACTCGTCAGCAATTGTGTTATTGATTGCTCCAGCGAACAAGTCGCTGTCATTGCTTGTGTTGATAAACATTTTAGCCGCACGATTGATAACCGTTCTCATAGCCATCTGGTCAGGGAAGTCGATTTGGACATTTTTCGTTTTCGCCTTAGACCATGACTTGTCAATTTGTTTTTTAGTCATGACTTCAAAGAACTCTTCTCCGTCAGTTCGAGTGATGATGCAATAAGCAGCGATTATTGGATTATCTGCGTTCTGCCAATCTGTCTCATGTTTGACTAACTTCTTACGCCCGTTCTCAACTGATACCTCTAGCGTATCCCCTTCGTAGACAACATTAGCAGTAACGTCTTTCACCTCTTGCAAATCTTTAGTAACTTTAATGGTCCCAAAATAAGACATTCTCAATTGGACGTCAGAGCCATATTTGATAAAGTAACATTGCTTTTTAGCCGGGCTTAGTCCTTGGGTTACCATTTCTAATAACGCGTTATAAACGCTGTCTTGAGTGCATTGCTGGAGCAAATTCCCACTGTTGGAGTTTTTTAGAGCATAATATGCTGAACTCAGTGCATTGCTAACGCTATAATTCGGTGCGATTAAGAGTCCTTCGCCCTTCATTGCTTCGATTCGTGTTGCAACATTTGATGTAACTTGCTTCTGTGTTAGTTCGTTTGTCATTTTGTTCTTCTCCTTAAATTGTGTAAAGCTCTTCGCCTGTTTCATCATCACAAATTCCTAGACCGCCTAACGCTCTATAATTTTGTGCAACTTGGTTCCAGTAGCTCATGTTTTGAAAGTATGTTGATTCTGATATTTGCTCGTAACTCATTTTATTCCCATCTTTCTTTTATTAATTAAACATTGTCCCACAGTATCCAGCTTCTTCTAATGCTAATCGGTTCAAATAGTGTGACATATCGCTAATACTCATTTTTCTAACCATTTTCTCGGTTAGATAATCGCCATCAATTTCTTCTCTCATTGCCTCTCTAAGTTCTTGTTTCCATTTTTTGTAATATAATCGTTTTTTCATTTCTTTCTTCCTTTCGTCTTCTTCAAATTCCAATTTTCACGTTTTATACGTCTATTTTCGTTTTGTAATTTCAAAATAATATCCTGTTGGTCATTGATGATTTCTCCGAGTTCTCGGCCAAGATGCATATACTCAGCTCGCCAGTTGTCGATTTCTGCAAGTAGTTCCTCAATCATATTTCATCACCCACATATCGATACTGCCCACATCCAACATAGATGTACTGGCTTGGGTCGAGTTCTTCTCGTGGCTCAGGCGGTTGCATTATATCTCTGTCATAATCAAACATGAGCATACACCTTTCCAAGTTCCAGCAATTCGTTTTTTCTTCATGATTGGCCAAAAGCCACACACGGTTTTCAAGTTCAATTCTAGTCATTTGCGTCTCCTTTGCTCTATCCCAAACGCTTTGTATAGCGTGTTCTTCGTGGTTCTGGTAATGCTAATGGTTCAGGACGCAAGCCTACAGGCGGTTCGTTGTCAAATGTGAAGCCTTTGAACTCACGGCGAATATTCTTGCGAACCTCTTGCCATTTGTCCTCTCTACCACGTTCGAATGCGTGATTGTAGCCTTTGATAAACATAGACGCAAATTCTTGCTCTTTTTGTCTCTCTTCTTCCTTGCGCTCCTCTTGTAGTTTGATATGACAGCAAAGCCCTGCAAATCCAAGCAGCAATGCTCCAACACCCATCAGCTGGTCTAAAATCGGTGGTTCAAACATTTCTTCTCTCTCCTTACCCTCTTAATTTTCGTACTTCTTTCTCTAATTCCAAAATCTCATAAACATCATTGACATCGTACATAATATCTTTCCCTTGCTTACGAAATCTTAATCCTTTGCGTTCTAACTTCTTTACATAGCCATGAGTAAAGCCGAACTTCTTCATCAAGGCTTGTTGATTGATTGGCATGCGATCATTCTCTAACTGCTCCTTGACTTGCTTTTCAGCAAAGGCCAGTAATTGGTTTGTGAACAATTCAGCACTTTCGCCATCCAATCGTAATTGTAGGGTTATACCTTCCATTTTTTTACATCCTCTCAACTATGCGGGCAAGCATTTTTGTGATATAATGGTCTAAATTGTTTTAGTAAGCGCCTGACTCCTGTTAGGTGCTTTTTTATTCTACTCAATCTTCTTATCCTTCCCTCTTTTTCTGCTATAATGTAAGCAGAAAGGAGGTAATATTATGACTGAAATTCACGCATGTCTTTGCGGAAATTGGGTGAACCTATCAGCCGACGACGATTGTGTAATGGGACCAAATATGGCTAGTCCTTACATTTGGTGGGAAGAAAATGCAGAACTCTACTCACCAATTTCTAAACCTGAAGCAAACTCGATGTACCATCAGGATTATATCTACATTCACTATCGTGGTGCTGACTATCGTATCCATCCAATCTTTATTCAAATCGTTTCTAGATAACTCTTTCTAGTCTTTTAGAAATGATTTCTACATCTGAGTCGTCCAGTTTCAACTGGTCGGCTTTTTCATTTAAACGAGCTTCAACAACTTGGTTAATTTCAATCCATTCTCGTTTTGTAAATTGACTTCTGAATTTTAAAAATTCGTTTAGTTTTTCTTTCATCCTGCTCCTTTCTGTCTCTAATCTCCATTTCTGCTATAATATAGTCAGAAAGGAGGTAATGTTATGAAATCCTTTAAAGAATTTCGAGAATCTTTAACAGCTGAAGATATGCAAGATATTGCTGCTAAAGCTAATGAAGCTACTAAACAGATTGACCATACAGACGGATTGCAACTTGGGATGGTCAGTAGTTTAACTTCTGCAATAACTACTATTGAGTTACTTGAGAAGTATCATGAATGGCTTCATAGCTAAGACGCTTGAATTTTTCTAAGTCTATCTGAAAATTGATAGGCTTTTTTATTTCCCCACTATACGGATATCGTCTTGGTCTCATTTCTTTCTCCTTTGTATTTATTTTTCTACCCTCTCTTTTATTTATTTAGATAAGTAGGACTTGTTGTCTTTTAATATTTATTGTTATTTAATACTTGTTGTTAGTTAATATTTATTAGTGCCTTATTTTACAACGTTGTAAAATGCAATGTTGCAAAATACAATGTTGTAAAACGCAACTTTGTATTAAGTAATTGTGGATAACTCAGACTTCTTCATAGCTATCGCTTCATCAAGGCGTTGCAACATAATTTCAAATTGAAAATCAGTTATTTTTGTATCTGAGAAGAATCTGAAAGTCTGAACTCCTCTCCCTCTGCCGAGGCTTTTTTTGACAGTCCGTAAATATCCAGCTTTTTCAATCTTTTTGAAATGCCTTAAAACCATTTCGCGGCTAATATTCAACCGTCTAGCTATTTCCTCTGGATAGACAAGCCAATTCTCTTTATTACTGAGAACAACCATCAATATCCCAATTGTTGCCGGCTCAAGCTTTGGATCTCTCAGAAAATCATTTTTGACTGCAGTGTAATCATCCGTCGCATTTCTGAAAGATTAATTGAAGATTCAAGTTTTTAAAATCTGTCATAAGTTCTCCTTTCTTTTTAATCTCAAATTGAGATATTTTATTTTAAAAAAATAATTCACTCTCTGATTTGTGAAAATAATTAGAAATAATAGATATCTCATAATCATGAAATGGAGCTTTGCCATTTTCTTTTAATTCATATTGTCTGCGATTTTTCAAACCAATTAAATCTGCCATAAAAACTGTCGTAAGTTCATGTTTTTTTCTCTCTTTTCTAAGCTTTATTTTCGGCTTCAATTCTTGCTTTTTTAACTTTTGCTTTTTTGTAAGTTCCTGCACGCCCTCACCCCCTTATCTTAATTCGTCTAAGCTGACTTCCAGTGCATCAGCGATTTTGCACATATTCTTAAAAGAAATACGCTCGGTTTTGATATTTCTGATTGTATTTGGACTGATACCAGCTTTTTCAGCTAATGCCTTCTGTGTCATCCCTTTTTCAATCAATAAATGCTTAAACTTCTTCCACACACATTGCTCCTTTCCCAATATATTGTGTTTTAAACATATAAAAACACTACATATTGTTATTTAATTTAGATTGTGCTATAATCATTCTTGACTAAGACCTCTCCCCGTTTTAGTCAAAATTCCAATAGAAAGGAGAAGATAGTATGGCAAATACTCCAATAAAACCTGGAACAGATAATCAACCTGCAGGAACTTATATCGAAAAAGGTCCTCGTGGCGGTAATGTACCTGGTGGCCGTGTCGTTCATATCGATAAAGGTGACAGATTACCACCAACTCAAAAACCAGGTAATGGTTGGGTTAAACAATAATCTGATCACTCTACGCATCTAAACGGATGCGTTTTTTTGATAAACAAAAACTTTTTCCTAAAATATCAATTTGAAGCCATGCTTCAGCATAATATCGCCCTTTTTCTTCATACTTTGTAATATAATGGTGAATCATTTTATTTCCCCTCCTAACTCGTATAAATTCCGCCATTTCTGGCAAAGGTTCGTAGTTCGTTCATATTTTCTACTCCTCTTGGGAAGAATTTTTTGGAAGTCTGCTTGTAATTGATTTAGCAAATTCTTCTACACTTGATTTTTCAAAATCCATATATTTTTTGTATAGTTCATTTACTTTATAAATGTGGTAATGCATCATAGTAGATGTCACAATCAAAGATGTTAAAATTGAAATTATCAATGATTCCATGATATCTCCTTCCTACTCCTTATCTTTTTTATAACATCGGTACTTCACTATCTGACGGATAGTAAAAGACACAATCACAAATCCTGCTAGGATTATCAATCCAACATTTTCATCCATTGCTTTTCACGGCAAATGATGGTACACTATCAAGTAGAGGTTGGAGCTTCTGCCCCTTTCTCTACTTTTTGTTTTGAAGCTTACGTTTGTGTTCTAAGATTTGTTTGTGCCACAAACGTGCTTCTCTGATTAAGCCTAGTACCAAGATGACGGTTGCAGTGTCCTTGGTTGCTAGGCTTTTTATGATGTGTTCCATCATTTGCCTTACCTCCTTTTTTTATTTTGCTCTTGGAGCAATAGCTAGGAGAGGAATCGCACCTCTCTACGCTACCCTAGCTTGTTTGGCTTCTTCAACCTTTTCAAGAACTAAGATTGTAAGAGCCATTTCTTGAAAATCTTTATCATCAAATCCGATAACATCGCCGTAAACTCTAATTGTTGTCAATAGTGTGTTATACAATTCGTACATATCATCTGACGATAGTTTTTCACGATCTAGGATTTCTCCTAATTTAAGTGAGCGTTCTCTGCGGTTCTTAACTTGTAAGATTTCTTTTGCTAGTGCGATTTGTTCTTGTGTTGTAAGTCCTTTATTCATTGTGTTTCCCTCCGCTTTGTTTTTGTTATTTCCTTAAGCTTGATTTAATTATATCTCATCTTGAGATATTTGTCAATAATTTTTTATCACTTTTTGAGATTTTTTTATTTATTTTTTTGTCACGTTAGTATATAATAAGAAATGAAAGGAGTTGTTTAATATGAATATACTAGGTAGCTCAATTAAAGAAGTAAGAAAATCCAAGAAATTAACTCAAAAAAAACTTGCCGAGCTGACAGGTTTTAAGCAAAATACAATTTCTAACCATGAAAACGGAAATAGACAGTTAGATGAAAAGGATATTAGAATATACGCTCAGGCTTTAGAAGTTTCTCCTCAATATCTATTTGACCTAGCCAAACCTTCATCTATTGAAACCACTCCTACCACTTCCCCCATCCAATCCATCTACGACAAACTAGAACCACCTGGACAAAGAAAAGTTATCACATACGCTGAAAAATTACGTGACGAACAAGAGAAACGAAGAAAAGCGAAGATAAACGAAGTATCGGAGAAAGTTATCGACTTGTACCAAGTTGAGGTTGTATCTGAGACGGCTGCAGCTAGCGGATTCAACTATGGATTCGGTTACGACGATACAGACAGAGAGACTATAGAGGTTGACGAGCAACCACCACGCCACGATATTGCGACCAGGGTAAGCGGAGACTCCATGCAACCTGACTACCAAGACGGAGATATTCTCTATTTAGTAGACAAAGGACTGACTACCTACAACGGAAACCTAGCAGTTATCGCATACGGAGACCGTTCTTACTTCAAGAAGATATATACCGAAAACGGACGCTTACGCCTAGTGTCACTCAATGACAAGTATGAAGATATCATCCTTGACTTCCCACCAGCCGAAGACACACACATCAAAATCTATGCAGTTGTCGGGGTGTATAGAGGGGAATAAAACCAACTGTTTCCATTTTGGAAACAATTACTTGACAAAAAATAAAAAAAGAAGTACACTAATAATGTCAAAAGCCTTGTTCGTCAAGGATACGATATTTACTTATAAAGCCTTGTTCGTCAAGGACAAAACGGTCTGGTGTACTTCTAAGAGGTACACCTTATTTTATTATCTGGAGCATTATATGAAATTTCAACAAGGCGAAGTTTATCTAATCAACTTCCCACAAAAAGGTGGGAATGAATTTTACGGAAAACACTACGCTATCATCTTAACAACTCCTGACAAAGCCGATGGAACACTACTAGTAGCACCTTTAACTGGTAAAAAATCAGGAAAGAAATATCGTGGTGGTATCACGATTGAAAATAGTAAATATCAAAACACTCCGTCCAAGCCCAAAGCCTATGCTTATGTCCGAAAAATCCAAGAAATAGACAAACGGAAAATCGTCTATAAAACAAAGAAAAAGACTGATAGTGATGGACAAGTAATGCTAGATGCAGCAGGAAAAGAGTTATATGATAAAGTTTACAGACCAGCTTACAAGCTAGATACAAACGACCATAAAAAACTATTAGACAAGATAAAAGAAGTTCTTGGGTTAGATTTATACTAATTTCCAACGAACAATAGTAAAAATCAACTGTTTCCATTTTGGAAATAGTTGCGTAAAACGGAAATAAATATGTGCAACAACTGATCCACACTAAAAGCTGATAGAGAGGTTTCATTATGAAACAAGAACGCAAGGTTTTAGGTATTTTAGCTATTATTTTTGGAGCGCTGGCTCTACTTGGCTCATGGATGCCTATCATCAATAATTTTTCATTCATTTTGGCTATTTTAGCTCTTATCTTCGGTTTAATTGGTTTTGCAGTAAATCGAAAAAGACCAAAAACACTAGCTATTATTGGGACGGTTCTAGCAGTCGTGTCTATTGCTATTGTATTAGTAACTCAAGCAATGTACGCTAAATCATTGAAAGAACTAGGTAAAAACGTTGAAGAGACTGTTAGCTCTGTAAGTTCTTCTATCGAATCATCTCAAAAAGAGGAAGATGCTAAATTTAACTGGACAAAAGAACAGTTTGATGCGCTTCAAGTTGGCGATATTATCAACTATGGAGCTGGTGGAACTAACTACGATGACGTTGCTAGCGTTCACGGAGAACCTAACAATGTAACAACTAGTTCAGTAAATGACCACGACAGCAAGACAGTATCATATACTTCTACTGGTAGCAAATACAAGAGCGTTATTCTTTCGTTTTCAAAACAAGACGACGGTTCTTTCTTGTTGACTTCTAAAGTCAGCTCAGGTCTAGAGTAAAAAAGACAACAAAAAATCCCCACACTCGCAAAGTTTGGCGACTCTGAGTGTGAGGATTAAACTTTCCATCAAGCAAGCAATGGAAAGGATGATAAAAAAATACAACTATAGTTTATCATAAGTTCTACACCTTTTCAACTATGCGGGCAAGCAATCGAAAAGAAAGGACTTTTTTATGATAAAAAAATATATTACAAAAAAAGGAGAGACTAGATATCTCTTTCAAACATACCTGGGCATAGACCCTGCTACTGGAAAAGAAAAGCGTACAACACGCCGTGGGTTTAAAACCATTAAAGAAGCTAAAGCAGCCGAACGTGACCTTCTCTTAGATGTTGAAGAAAATGGTTTTTCAAACAATGAAGATTTCCAGAACCCTACTTTTGCTGAAGTCGCTGAGTTATGGCTTGATAGCTATAAGAGCACTGTAAAACCAACAACTTATCAGAATACTAAGAAGAAACTTGATGTTATGATTGACTCATATTTTACAGATATGAAGATTCAGCAGATCAGTGTAGCTTATTGTCAGAAGGTTGCTATCAAATTAAGTAATCGCTATATCCTATATGCCAATTACTACTCTGTAATCAGCCGTATTTTCAAGTATGCCACTTCTATTGACATCATTAAGTCAAATCCTTTAGACAAGATTATCAAGCCTAAAAATAGGCCATTAAAGGGCAAAGAAAACTACTATACAAAACAGGAACTAACCGAGTTTCTTAAAGTTTACAAAGCAAATTGTAAACCAGTAGACTACACTTTTTTCCACTTACTCGCTTTTTCTGGATTGAGAACTGGAGAAGCAATTGGCCTCATGTGGTCAGATGTTGACTTTGAAAATAAGTTGTTAAGCATTTCTCGCACGGCTGTCGTGATTGGTAAAAAACAAACTGTTCAGGATCCTAAAACCAAAAGGAGTAAGAGGGTTATCACCTTAGATGATGAAACTCTGAATGTATTAAAACTCTGGAAACGACAGCAAATAAAAGAATATTTCCAGGCTGGTGTGCCTTATAAACATGATTCGAATTATATTTTTACGAACAATGGCGGGGGATGGCTTTTAGCTGCAACTATGAAAGTGAAACTTTTAAGATTCTTTCGTAAACACAATAATCTTAAAAAAATTTCGCCTCACGGGTTTAGACATACGCACGCTTCTCTCCTATTTGAAGCTGGTATTACAGCCAAAATTATTTCGGACAGATTAGGTCATAATAATGTTCAAACTACCCTTGATATGTATACCCACATCAACGATAATCAACGTGTTGAAGTCGTTAATCAGCTCATGGATTTCATCCGCTCCAGCTAA